GGTATGATAGAAGCTAAAGAAGAGACTCAAGAAGAAGTTCCACAAGAACTATCTACTGATGAACCTGCTGAAGCAATCAGTCATTCACCAGAAAACAAAGTAAGTGAGAAAATTGGTGCTAGGTTTGCTCCAAACGCAAATAGAAACACTACTTACAATAGGGTATTAAACGCAATAACTAATAATTAAATTAATTTAAAATGGCAACAACAACTTCAATAACTACTACTTACGCTGGTGAATTTGCTGGGAAATATATTTCTGCAGCTTTATTATCAGGTAAAACTTTGGCAGATGGGAATATTACAGTAGTACCAAATGTTAAATATAAACAAGTAATGAAAAAAGTGGCAACAGATGGCATCGTTAAAAATGCAACCTGTGATTTTGATGACACATCAACACTTACTCTTACTGAAAGAATTCTTACACCAGAAGAGTTTCAAGTAAACTTAGAATTATGTAAGAAAGACTTTAGAAGCGACTGGGAAGCAGTACAAATGGGATATTCTGCATTTGACAACTTACCATCTTCTTTCTCTGACTTTTTAATTGCTCACGTAGCAGATAAAGTAGCTCAAAGAATCGAAACTAACATCTGGACAGGTACTGACGCAACTGCTGGTCAATTTGATGGATTCATCACTACTTTAGGTGCTGATGGTGACGTTAATGACGTAACAGGTACAGCATCAACAGCAGCTAACATTATTACAGAGCTTGGTAAGATAGCTGACGCTATTCCTTCTGCTGTATATGGTTCAGAAGATATGACTATCTACTTACCTTCTAATATGTACAGAAACTACGTTAGAGCTTTAGGTGGATTTGGTGCTTCAGGATTAGGAGCTGCAGGTACAAACAATCAAGGTACACAATGGTATAACAATGGTTCTGGTCTTCAATTTGATGGTATTCAAATTGCATTAGCTCCAGGATTATCTGATAGCGATGCTGTAGCAGCACAAAAATCAAACTTATTCTTTGGAACAGGTCTATTATCTGACCAAAACGAGGTAAAAGTGATTGATATGGCAGATTTAGATGGTTCTCAAAATGTGAGAGTTATTATGAGGTTCACGGCTGGAATACAGCACGGAATTGGTGGTGACGTAGTATTATACGCTACAGCATAGTAAAATAAATTGTTCAACTTAAGAAAGGGTAGGTAAGCTCTAAGCCTACCGCCCTTTTTTTATATAAAAATTAAAAATTATGGCTTGTGATTTAACTTTAGGAAGAAAAGAACCTTGTAAAGATGTCGTTGGTGGAATAAAAAATGTTTATTTTACTGATTTCGGAGATTTAGGGACTGTAACACTTACAGCTGATGAAATTACCGATATGTCTGGTACTTTTACAGCATTTAAATATGAAGTGAAAGGAAACTCATCCTTAGAACAAACAGTAAACTCTTCAAGAGAAAACGGAACTACATTTTATGAGCAAACATTAAATTTAACTTTACATAAGTTATCTAAAGAAGATAATAAAGAGTTAAAATTATTAGCTTATGGAAGACCACACGTTGCTATTGAAGATTATAATGGAAACGTAATGGTTATGGGTTTATCTAATGGTGCAGACGTATCAGGAGGTACAATTGTAACTGGTGCCGCAATGGGAGATTTAAGTGGATATACATTAACATTAACTGGAATGGAAACTACTCCAGCTAATTTTGTAGATTCACCAACTTCAGCAGATCCATATGCAGGTATGGCGTCAGCTACGGTAACAGTAACAGCTGGAACCAACTCTTAAACATAGAGGATTTTCTTAAACATAGAAAGGGGACTTTAACAGTCCTCTTTTTTTTTGAACATAATTCAACATAATAGGTTATATAGGTATGATAAGATTATCACCAACAGCATCATCTCAATCAATTAGTATAATACCAAGAGTTTATACTGTTGCAAGTGACTTGTCTATGGTTATTGTAGAAGACGGAACAAGAAAAACTCAAACAATAAATGACATAACATCTTCATTATCATCTAATGGTAATTACTTGGAGATGTCTATAGCTTTTAGTATTTTAACAGCTGAAAACAGTTATTCTTTTGAGTTAAAACAAGCAAGTACATTATTGTATAGAGGTAAAGGTTATTGTACATCACAAACCGATAATACAACAAACCACACTTTAAATAGTAATAAATACGATGAGTATATTGGTACTGATACGGATGACCAAAAATACATAATATTATGAGTAAAATAAAAGTAATAAATTTATCTGGGTACGAAGTGCCAAGTATAAAAGAGTCAACTAGATATGATTGGGTTGAATATGGTGACAATAACAACTATTTTAGAGATATCATAGATAGATACACAGGAAGTCCAACAAACTCAAGATGTATTAATGGTATTACAGATTTAATTTATGGTAGAGGATTAAATGCAACAGATTCAGAAGATAATTCTGTTCAATTTGGTCAAATGCAACAAATACTAAAAGATGTAGATGTAAGAAGGATCGCTGGAGATTTAAAGCTTTTAGGTCAAGCATCTATACAAGTTGTATATAACAAGAGCAAAACAAAGATAATGCAGTTAAAGCATTTTCCTACTGAAACATTAAGAGCGGAAAAAGCAAAAGACGGTAAAATAAAAGCATATTACTATCACCCTAAATGGAGCGAAATAAAGCCTTCTGACAAGCCTAAAAGATTTCCAGCATATAAGTTTGGTAAAAAGAGTGAAAGTGTAGAGATATACTGTGTAAAGCCGTATAGAGCTGGTTTCTATTATTACTCTCCAGTTGATTATCAAGGATGTTTACAATATTGTAATTTAGAGGAAGAAGTTTCTAATTATCACATTAATAACATACAGAATGGATTACAGCCCTCTTTACTATTAAACTTTAACAATGGTATTCCAGGTGATGAGGCACAGGAAATGATAGAGAGAAAGATCTACGAAAAGTTTAGTGGTACATCAAATGCAGGTAGGTTTATATTAGCATTTAACGATAACGTAGAAAATCAGTCAACTGTTGAACCTATTCATCTACCAGATGCTCACGCACAATATGACTTTTTAGCAAAAGAGTCAAGAGAAAAAATAATGATTGGTCACGGTGTTGTATCTCCAATACTACTTGGTATTAAAGATAATACTGGTTTTGGTAATAATGCAGAAGAATTAAGAACAGCAAGTGTTTTAATGGATAACATTGTAATAAGACCATTTCAGACCCAACTAATCAACTCATTTAATGAGCTGTTATCGTTTAATGGTATAAACTTAAACTTATACTTTATTACTCTACAACCAATTGAGTTTACGCAGCTTGATAACATTGAGACTAAAATTAAAAGAGAGGAAGAAACTGGTGAAAAACTATCAAGTCAAGAAAAAGAAGATTTTACAGATGAAGAAGGTGATGACATCTTATCACAATTAGAGTCTTTAGGGGAAAAGATTGATGACAGTGACTGGGAGTTAATACATACAGAAAAAGTAGAAGACGCAGAAACAGAGTTTGACTTTACTAAACTTGCTGAAGTATCAAAAGATGACGCTAAACCTAATAAGGTTTCATCACAGGATAATTCAACATATAAGGTTCGTTACTCTTATGGTCCTGTAAGAAATTCTATTAATAGTAGAAGATTTTGTGTTAAAATGGAATCATTAACAGCACAAAACCTTGTATTTAGAAAAGAAGATATAAATATGATGTCTTTTAAAGGTGTAAATAAAGAGTTAGGTCATAAAGGACAAAATTACTCTTTATTTAAATTTAAAGGAGGTGTTAATTGTCATCACTTTTGGGAATTAAAGGTTTATAAAAAGAAAGTGTCAAATAAAGACCTTGTTAGTGAGTCAGAAGCAATAGCAGATGGTTTAAGAGAGCCGATCAACCCAAGTGAAATTAATATAGCACCAAAAGATATGGCAAACAGAGGACATCATCCAAATTATAAAAAATGAAAGCATTATTTATTACACTAGAAGAATTAAAAAGAAAATCTATTATAGATGGTAATGTAGATACTGATAAACTTATACAGTTTGTTGAGGTAGCACAAGACACTTATATACAAACGCAATTAGGTACAGCTTTATATGATAAATTACAATCAGATGTAGTTGCTAGTTCTTTATCTGGAGACTATTTAACTCTTGTAAACACATATTTAAAACCAATGCTTATTTGGTTTAGTCAATCAGAATATATGAAATATGCAGCATTTCAGATTAGCAATGGAGGTGTATTTAAACATAGATCAGAAAACAGTGATTCAGCATCACTTGAAGAAATAAATAATTTAGTACATCAAGCTAAAACTACTGCAGATTTCTATACACAAAGGTTTATTGGTTATATGAATTCAAATAGTGAGTTGTATCCTGAGTTTACAACTAATCAAGATGGTGGAATGTACCCAGAAAGAGATCAAAATATGACAGGATGGGTACTATAAGAAAGAAAAAAACATATAAACCAAAAAAAGAGAACGAAATCAAATTAAAGAGTTATATAGAAAAGATAAAAAATGTCATTCGGGTCAATATATGATGATAGCTGGTGGGGGAATGATAGTGAATCTAATAATTGGGGAATAATTTATCCAGTATAAGAAAATGGGGTTCGGAGAAATATATAGTGTAAGTTGGTTTGGGAGTGTTAATGAAGCAAATGGATGGGGTGATATTTACCCTTTTGATGCAGATGGATCAACATTGACAGTTGACACAACATTATTTACATCCGATAGTTCAACATTAACAGTAGACGCAACAGTATATTAAAATAAAATAAAATGGCAAAAACAGCAATTAACGTAGGAAGTTCAGCTAATGATGGAACAGGAGATCCATTAAGAACTGCAATGCAATCAACAAATTCAAATATTAACGAAATATATTCACTTTTTGGTGATGGCACAACACTTGCAGTAAGTGGAGATGCAACTGTATCAGCAGGTGCTTTAACAATAGCTGCAGG